CATGCTAATAGAATTACCAATGATAATAGAATTAGCAATTTGCGGTTAGCAACAAACGAACAAAATAGTTTCAACTCTAAACTAAGAACAGATAATACTACTGGCATTAAAAATGTTTATTGGAATAAAGTAAGAAACAAATGGCAAGTATCGTTAAGCATTAATAAGAAATTAGAAACAATTGGTTATTTTGATGATATTGAATTTGCTGATTTAGTAGCAACAGAAGCAAGAAATAAATATCACGGAAATTTTGTTAGGCATCAGTAAAGCAAAGATTTTATAGTATCTATAAAACGTGGCTAGGCGCACTAGCATTTGGAGATTTAAATGACTACCGACACCAACCCGCAAGGGAGTGACACACAAAGTACTGGCACTATCAATGAAGCACAAAGCGCATTTTACGGTTTAATGGGAGGTGACGATGCACCCGAAGAAGGGCAAGCGGAATCACAACCAGAACAAGAGAATGAGCAAGGTGTAGAGCAACAAGAAGGGCAAGATGACGATAACTCAGAGGAGTCTGAATCAGAACCAGAAGAACAACGTTTTAACGTTAAAGTCGCTGGCGAAGATAAAGAACTAACCTTAACTGAATTAAAGGCACTAGCTCAACAAGGCGCTGACTATACCAAAAAGACGCAACAAGTAGCAGAGCAACGCAAAGCAGTAGAGGCTGAACAACGAGCTATTGAAGAAGCCAAGTATATGCGTGATGCCTATGCAGAACGGTTGCAAGCAATGGAGCAGTTACTTAGCTCTCAACAACCACAGGAAGACTTAGAGTCCCTAAAAGAGTCAGACCCTATTGGTTACGCTGTACGAGTGGCAGAGATGTCGCAGAACAAAGAGAAGTTATACGCAATACAAGCTGAAAGACAACGCATTGCAGAGATGCAACAAGCGGAGCAACAGCAAGGAATGCAACAATACCTATCTCAACAGGCTTCTGTGTTATCTGAAACGCTACCGGAATATAGCGACCCAGTTAAGGGCGAAAAACTAAGGTCAGACTTGCGCTCGTTCGCAAAGAACTTAGGTTTCTCAGACCAAGAGCTGTCAGCAGTACGAGATGCTCGGCACGTTATGGCATTGTATAAGGCAATGCAGTACGATAAATTACAACAGTCTAAGCCTCAATTAAACAAGAGGGTTAGTGAACCGCCTAAGACTATTAAGTCTGGTAACAGTAACACAGCAGTAAATACTGACCAGCATAAGAAGGCTATGGCTCAATTACAAAAATCAGGCAAGGTGCGTGACGCAGCCTCTGCTTTTGAAAACTTTATTTAAGGAATTATCATGGCAACATACCAATCCTATCAATCTATCGGTAATCGTGAAGATTTAACCGATGTAATCTACAACATTGCACCTACAGATACTCCATTCATGACATCTGTTGGTAAAACCAAAGCTACTGCCGTTTTACATGAATGGCAAACAGACAGCTTGGATGCAGTTAACGTATCTAACGCTGTTGTTGAGGGCGCTACTGCTTCAGATGCAACATTAACACCATCTGTTCGTGTTGGTAACCGTACTCAAATCTCACAAAAAACCATCAAGATTTCTGGTACTTTGGAAACAATCAACAAAGCTGGTCGTAAATCTGAGAAAGCATACCAATTGGCTAAGGCTTCTTCAGAAATCAAACGTGACATGGAAGCTATCTTACTAAGCAACCAAGTTGCTGCTGCCGGTAACGCTTCAACTGCTCGTACTTTGGGTGGTCTACAAACATGGTTGAACTCAAACTACTCTGGTGGTTCTGGTGGTACTGCAGGTTCTCTAGGTACTACAGCTCGTGTAACTGGTACAGACCGTGCTTTCACAGCAGCTATCTTGAACGGTGTAATTCAATCTACTTACACTAACGGTGGTTCACCAACAATCTTGATGGTAACTCCAGCACAAAAAGTAGTTGCATCTACATTCGCTGGTATCGCTACTCGCTTTAAAGATGTTTCCGGCAATGTTCAAGCAGCCATCATTGGTGCAGCAGACGTTTATGTTTCTGACTTCGGTACTATCTCTATCGTGCCTAACCGTTTCATTCCTAACACAGACAATGATGACGTAGCATTCTTATTAGACCCTGAAATGGCAGCAGTAGCTTACCTACGCCCATTCCAAACTAATGAGCTTGCTAAGACCGGCGATGCCGATTTGACCCAGTTGCTAGTAGAGTACACTTTGGAAGTGCGCTCACAAGCAGCACACGGTATCATTGCTGACCTTACCTAGTAATTAGCTAAATATGTGGGGAGGGGAAACTCTCCCCCATTATGAGGATTTATGAGCAATACACTATCAAACGGAATTACCGATACATCATTTATAGACAACGGTGACGAGCTAGTAATACTTAAAAGCCAAGACATTACCGGCATACTAGAGATGAACAAGCGTGAGTACGCTGCACAAGATGAACGTAAGAGATGGAGTGAGGATGCATTTGGCAATAAGGTAGCATCCATACCGCTTACTGTGTTCTCAGAATTAGAAAAGCAAGGCATTACACGTGGCTTTGCTGTGATAGACAAGAAGCGATTTAACGAATGGTTAAACAACCCTGATAACAGGGCATTTCGCACAAGGGCAGGTAGAATTTAGAGATAGGTAATATTTAATTTAAAGGAATTTGTTATGACAACATTAAAACAAGATTCAAATTACAATGTAATGCAGATTGTTGGATTTGGCACTACACAGTCTATTGCCATTGGTGCTAGCTCTGTTCAATCTGCTGCAACTGCCTTAGATACAGACTTAGTTCGCATTGTATGTACAAGTGACTGCAACGTAGCAATTGGTGCTAACCCTACCGCATCAGCAACAACTAGCGCATTTTTACCTGCTGGAGTTGTTGAGTATGTAGAAATTACTGGCGGTCAAAAAGTAGCAGTTATTCAGAAAACAGGTGGTTCTGCAGGTACATTGTTTATCACAGAAGGCTTATAATGTTTATAAATCTAAACAAATTCAAAACATCTAGTGTTTCTAAAGCGATTTCTTCGCTTTTTCTAGATTTCACGGCTACTAATACGCTAGATGATAGAGTTACGTTTAGTAGAACATCTAACGCTACGGTAACAAATAGTGCTGGCTTAGTTACCTATGCGCCACATAACTTGCTGACGTTTAGTGAGCAGTTTGATAATGCTGCTTGGACTAAAAATGCTACTACTATTTCAGCTAATACAACTGTTGCTCCTAATGAAGCATTGACAGCAGATTCATTTGTAGAAAATACAGCTAACACAGTTCACTTTTTATCAAGAACAATAGGGGTTACATCTGGAGTTTCGTACACATTTACTTTGTTTGCAAAAACAAATGGAAGAAATTTTGCGCTTTTTGCAACAGGTTCTTTAGGAGGTAATTTTGGTAGAGGTTTTGACCTAACCAACGGAACACTATTAGCTGCTGGAAATTCATATGTAAATGCTCCTTCTAGCTCAATGACATCAATTGGGAATGGTTGGTACAGATGTTCAATTACTGTTAATGCAAACACAACAGGTAATACAGATTTTGGCTTTTGGACTTTAGATTCTAATGGTTCTGGTTCATATACTGGGAATGGAACATCTGGAATTTTCATTTGGGGCGCACAACTAGAAATAGGCTCAACAGCATCAACATACAATCCCACCACAGTTAAAAACCTACTAGGCTTCACAGAGGCATTTGATAACGCAGCATGGACTAAGTCTAGTAGCTTTGTGCAGACTAATCTGCTTACTTATTCTCAAGACTTTGATAATGCAGCTTGGTCTAAAACTAGAAGTACAGTTACAGCCAATGCATCAGTAGCTCCTGATAATACTACTACTATGGATAAACTTGTTGATACAGCAGTAGCAGGTACTCATTGGTTAGGTTTTTCAGCTACTACTATAGCGTCTACCAACTATACAGCAAGTATTTATTTAAAAGCTGGTGAAAGAACAAGAGCTCAATTATCAATTATTTCAGCAACAACGCCTTTTGAAGCTATTACAGTTGACATAAATTTAACTGCTGGAACTATAGGAACTCCTGTTGCAAATAATGGCGCAGTTTTAAGTGGAGCAACAATTACTAATATTGGCAATGGTATATATAGAGTAACTGTTGCAGGAAATATAGCAACAAAAACAAACATGGATGTCCGTGTATTTTTAGCAGATGCAACTGGAGCAACTTCATATACAGGAGATGGTACATCAGGGTTATTCATATGGGGCGCACAACTCGTACAAGGCGCTGTAGCTGGTGATTACCGTAGAACTGACGCAGCAGCACTCCCTGTGTTTTATCCTAATCAAGATGGTGTGGTTTGTGCTGAGAAGTTGGTTGAGAATGCTACGGCTAATATTCATTTATTACAATCGGTAGGTACATTATCTACTGGAATATTTACAGGAAGTGTTTATCTTAAAAAGGCAGAAAGAATTTGGGCTTCTTTACAAATGGGAGCAACTGCTGGAAGCACTGGTACTGCTTATTTTAATCTTGATACTGGAGTTGTAGGTAATGTTACAGCAGGTTATACAGCTTCTATTTTAAATGTAGGGAACGGATGGTATCGCTGCTCTATTACAGGAACTGCAGCTACTTCAGCTTCAACACTATTAGGTGTTTTTGTTTCTACTGGAAATGGCGCTCAATTCTACACAGGCGATGGCTCATCAGGCATCTACATATTTGGCGCTCAACTATCAGACTCAGCATCACTAGACCCTTATGTATTAAACGCAGCAGCAGCTCCTACAGCAGCAGCCTACTACGGTGCTAGATTTGACTACGACCCTGTAACGCTACAGCCTAAAGGTTTGTTGATTGAGGAGCAGAGGACTAATTTAGCTTTACGGTCTGAGGAATTTGATAATAGTGCTTGGAACGCTTTATCAGGAGCTTTAGTTGTTACTCCAAATACTACGATAGCCCCTGATGGTAATTTAACAGCTGATAGCATAGCCCTATCAAGTTCGTTTAAATGTCAAGGTATTACTGTTACTGCTAGTGTAGCATATACATTTTCCGTATGGCTTAAAACTGATTCAGGAACAAAGACTGTCCGAATAGCAGAACTCAATGGTTCGGGTGGAATAACAGTTACTGTTACTACTTCGTGGCAACGCTTCACCTTGCCTTATACCGCTACTACCACTTCAAGTTTTGTTGGTATTGACCAACGTTCTGGTAGTTTTTCACAATCAGGTACTTTATTCATTTGGGGCGCACAACTAGAAGCTGGGGCATTCGCTACATCCTACATCCCCACCGTAGCAAGCCAAGTAACTAGAACTGCTGATAATGCTTCAATAGTAGGTAGTAATTTCTATAGTTGGTATAATCAGAATGAGGGGACTTTGTATGCAAGCTATATACAACCTCCTACTGTTCTTCAACAACAGACAATAGTTTTAATGGCAGATGAATTATCAGTATATGCACAACGTATAGAATTAAGAGCAAATAATGCAAGTACAACTGCTAGGACTTATATAAATAGTGCATCTGGTGTTGCTGCTTGTGACTTTTATTTTTCTCCAATTTTTGCTGGTAGTAATAATAAAATAGTAATTGGATATGCTACAAATGACTTTGCATCAACATTTAATGCTCAAACAGTTCAAACAGATACAAGTGGAAATTTACCGCCAACAATAGCAGTTATGAAATTAGGGGCTTTAGGAAGTACTAATTACTTAAATAGCACTATTAAACAAATTAGCTACTATAAAACACGCTTGCCAAACTCAACATTACAGAGCATAACATCATGACAGATATAGAATACATACCACCTGTAGCAGAAAATGTTGAAACAGACTTTTTTTTAAAGTTTGCTAGTGAAGAAGAAGCTAACAATGTTCTCAATCCCGAAGTGACTACAATCACAACTAGCTATGACGAAGAAGGCAATGCTACTGATACCGTCACTACTGAGCGCAGTCCGTTAGAGGGATACTCAATAGACACCATTGGTGTAATCTACAAACCTACTGGTCTTACAGATGCAGAGGGTAATCCTATAATGGTTGACTTAGAAGGATGGCACGTCAATCTTAGGGGTGCTATGACTGACGCATTTGATGCTTACAAAGTTAATCCAACAGTTCCATCTAGAGTATTTGCGTAAGTAAAATATTCCAATTAAAAAATAACTATATTACCGAGGTTTAATTATGGCTGCAATTACAACGTACTCTGACTTACAGGCAACGATTGCAAGTTATTTGGCACGTAGCGATTTGACTGCCATGATTCCTACATTCATTCAGCTTGCTGAAACACGGTTACGCAGAGAGTTACGTCTACGTCAAATGCTGAAATTAGTAACACTCACAGCAACAGCAGGTGATTCTACAATAGCACTACCATCAGACTTCTTGCAGATGCGTGATTTGCACATAGTAACCAATCCAGTAGCAACACTAGAGTACCAATCACCTAGCGCATTGTTTCGCAATTCTCGTACTGCTGATAGTGGTCTTCCAAGACAGTACACGGTACTAGCAGATGAATTTCAGCTATCACCAGTACCAGACAGCAACTACACGCTTAACCTTTTATATTACTCTCAACCAGTATTTTTGAGTAGCTCTGTGTCTTCCAATGAATTTATGGCTATCTGTCCAGATTTATTGCTATATGGCTCTTTGGGTGAGGCAGAACCATACCTAATGAACGATACAAGGTTACAGACTTGGGCTTCATTGTATGACCGTGGTGTAACTGCGTTAACCGTATCAGATGACCAAGGCGAGTATGGCAGTTCCCCACTTTCAATTACAACTGCATTGCGATAACACGTAAACAAATACAAAGGATAGATAATGGCAAAGAATAAGATAAGTGAGTGGAGTGCTACGGCAGCAAATAACACCGACATCGGTGGCATAGATATTGCTGAAGGATGTGCGCCATCTGGTATTAATAACGCTATCCGTGAGTTGATGGCTCAAGTTAAAGACCAACAGACCGGTACAGACGCAGACAACTTTACTGTAGGCGGTAACTTAACTGTTACTGGCACGACTACCGCTACTGGTGCTATTACTGCTACTGCTGGTGTAACTGGTAATGTTACAGGTAACGTAACCGGCAACGTAACAGGAAACCTAACAGGTAACTCTACTGGCGCACATAATGGCTCTGTAGGTGCTACTACACCATCAACTGGTGTCTTTACTACTGCGTCTGCATCAAGTGGCTTTACAGGTAATGTTACAGGTAATGTTACAGGAAATCTTACTGGTGATGTAACTGGTAATGTTACTGGCTCTTCTGGTTCTTGTACAGGTAATGCTGCAACTGCAACTGCACTATCTACTGCATCAGGTTCTGCTCCATCTTATGGCGCTCGCGCTTGGGTAAACTTTAATGGAGCAACAATAATAAGTACAGCAGCAACATGGAGTCGGTCTGGATTGGTTGTGACTGTAACATTGACTGCACATGGCTACCAAGTTGGACATAGAGTTGGGTTTGATAGAAATTCTGGCGGACTTGCACCTGATGGAATGTATCTTATTACTGCAGTAACTCCAAATACATTTACATTTACTACTACCGCTTCTGCAACAGATACTGGAGGTTGTAATTTAAAAACAGCTACTATTTTAGGTAGTGCTAATATTTTTAACGTAGCTTATGATGATACTGGGGTATATGGAATTAATTTTACAGCAGCAATGCCATCTGCTAATTATGCTTGTACGGCAAACTGCAGTTCTGCAACAGGCTATGGCGGAGCAAATGTTATGATTTCTCGTAGAAACAATGAGATTGCTGCGCCAACTGCACAATCACAAGTTATTTATACATCTCATGATGATGGTAGTGTACAGAATGCTGAATATGTTAACGCAGTTATATTTGCTTAGGGACAATAGATGGCAACTCAACGCATAGCATTTACAGAGTGGACTCCAGACTTAGCTGGTGTTGCTGAAAACCTATCTGTCGCACAGAATGTTGTAGCTACCGCTCTTGGTTATAATCCATTCCCTACTGCCGTAAACTATTCTGCTGCTGCAAGTGAGTCACTTAATAACGTCTTTGCCGGTAAGTTTAGTGCTACAACAAACGTATTTGCCGGTGGTGCTACTAAGCTATTTAAGTTAGATAGTGCTGACTTGAGCATGGATAACGTGTCTAAATCAGGCAACTACAGCAATGTAAGTAAATGGAACTTTGCACAGTTTGGCGATACCATTATTGCAGCAAACAATGTCAATAAACTTCAAGGCTATACACTAGGCTCAAGTACCTTATTTGCTGACTTAGATGCAAGCGCACCGGTAGCAGAGTATGTAACTGTTGTTCGTGATTTTGTTGTTGCTGCAAGTTTAGATAGTGGGACTAATGCCAACAAGGTGCAATGGTCAAACATCAATGACGCATCAAACTGGACTTCTGGCGCAGCATCTCAGTCTGATTTCCAAATAATTGCAGACGGTGGCAATATTCATGGCATTACTGGTGGCGAGATTGGTCTTATATTCCTAGACCGTGCTATCGTACGTATGTCTTACATTGGCTCACCTTTATTCTTCCAATTTGATACGATTAGTCGTGGTGTTGGCTGTGTTGAAGGTAATTCTGTCGTACAGTACGGTGGCATGAGCTACTTCTTAGGTGAGGATGGCTTCTATTCATGCGATGGCTCTAAGGTAACTCCAATTGGTACGCAAAAAGTAGATTCATGGTTCTATGCCAATGCCAACATCTCACAACTTAATTTAATGTCATCAACCATTGACCCTATTCGTAAGATTGTGGTCTGGAAGTTTATTGATAACTTTGCTCAAAACACATTGCTAATATATAACTGGCAAGTACAGAAGTGGTCATCTTGCACAACCGATGTTGATTATGTTTCCGGCTCTGCTTCAGCAGGTATGACTCTAGAAGGTTTAGATATATACGGTAATATGGATACATTGACTACATCATTAGATGACGCATTGTGGACAGGTGGTAAGTTCTTATTTGCCGGTGCTAGGGATGATAGAATTGTAACCTTTACCGGTGCTAACTCTACAGCAACATTAACAACAGGTGACATAGGAAGCGAAGCTACTTCCGTGGTTACATTGGCACGACCAGTAGTAGATAATGGCTCTGGGAGCGTAGCAATAGCTTCTAGGATGCTTTTGAGCGCAGTACCACAGTTAGGTTCTTATGTAGCAGCAGATAGTGAAAATCGTGTATCATTACGTAGTAGCGGTAAGTACCATCGCCTATCAGTACAGCCTACTGGTGACCGTTGGTCTAATGCCATTGGTATTGACATTGATATAACTCCACAGGGTACTAGATAATGTATCGTAAACTTAATCCATCAGGTGCATTGCCTCGTGAAATATCCGAGGTAGTAAACAACCTTATGGAAGGTAAGTCAAATAATACTGGTACTATTACATTAGCTACTGGGACTAACACTACGACACTTTACGATGAGCGTATTGGCTATGACTCGGTTATATTGTTTGCTCCTGCTAGTGCATCTGCATCTAACATTGCATTACCTTATGGCGCATGGCAAGATGATACAGACCAAGTAGCTGCCAATACAACTACTGCATACCCAGTTACGTTAAATACCGTTGATTACGAGAATGGCATTAGTATAGTAAGCGGTTCGCAATTAAAGGTAGATTACTCTGGGTTGTATAACGTGCAGTTTAGTATACAGATATCTAACATAGACAATGCCACACAAGACGTAAGTATTTGGTTTAGAAAAAACGGTATTGATATACCTAAATCCAATAGTGCATTTGGTTTAGCACCACGTAAGAATGCAACTGACCCATACCACGTTATTGCTGCAATGAACTTTTTTGTAGAACTGGCCAAAGATGATTACATTCAAATTATGTGGTCTACTACTAACGTACTAGTTACTCTTGATGCTAAAGCAGCCCAGACTAGTCCTACTAGACCAACTACACCAAGTGCAATTGTTACTATGAATTATGTATCGTCTGATGGCTATACAAGCAACATATTCAATTCTCCATACGTTATATCAAGGTCAAAGGGTTCTGCTGTTATTTCGCATCCAGTAAGCAGTATGACTGACTTAACTTATCAATACTTGGTGGTGGCATAATGGATTTTGCATACGTACAGCCTAACGAACTAAGACATTGCTGGTGGTGGGTTCGCATGGGTCTTGAGAAAGTTCGTGCTAAAGGTCATTCAGAATGGCTTGCAGAAGACATCTATTGCGATTGCTACGAGCAACGCTCAATGTTATGGGTATTACCGGAAAAGAAAGGTTTTATTGTATTACAGCCTAACGGTGTAGAGATGCACATTTGGGCAGCATGGTTAGATTCAAGCAACCCTGATGATTTATCCTTTGGACTTGAGTTTGCCAAGAGCATTGCTAAACAAGGCAACTGCAAAAAAGTGACGTTTTCTTCTATGAGAAGTGGATGGGAAACCAGAGCAAAACAATTAGGATTCAGACCAAGAAATTGGGAATTAAGCATTTAGGAGCATTACATGAAATACAATCACTTAGATATGTTGCCAGAGTTAGCATTCAAACCAGTAGGTAAACGCATGACTTTAGAGGGTGGTGGCGGTGGTGGTCAATCACAGACATCACAAACAGGCATAGACCCAATACTCAAGCCTTATGTAAGCTACGGTTTAGGCGAGGCTAAGAAACTATACCAAGGCGCTAGTCCACAATACTACGCTGGTCAGACTTATGTAGACCCATCTGCTAATACAATGTCTGCTTTAACGGCAGCAGGTAACCGTGCAATGGCAGGTAACCCATTACTACCGGCAGCACAGCAACAACAACAAGATGTGATTAGCGGTCAGTACCTAAACAGCAACCCATACTTTAACCAAGCTCTTGCCGGTGCATCACAGGGCGCAACACAAACCTACATGGATGCAATTAAACAAGCCCAAGGTGGCGCATCAATGGCTGGGCGATATGGCTCTGGTGTAAGTGCTGACATCCAAAACCGTGCTGCTAATACATTGGCTAATACATTGGCTAACAAGTACGGTGAACTTGCATACGGTAACTACAATACAGAACGTGGTAGACAAGAGGCTGCTGCAATGGGCGCACCTGCATTGGCTAACGCTGATTACACAGACATCAACCAATTGCTTAAAACTGGTCAAGCTCAAGAAGACTATGCCAACACAGCACTACAGGCAGACATCAACCGCTTTAACTACAACGAGAACTTGCCTACTGCTAAACTTAACCAGTACGCTCAATACTTATCTGGTACACCTCAAGGTTCTACTACTACAAGCACATCAAGTGGTGGTAAAATAGTATGTACCGCAATGAATGAGGCTTATGGCTTTGGTTCATTCCGTCAGGCTGTATGGTTACAACATTCTGCTACGATGCCAAATGCCAAGACGATTGAGAAGGGCTATCACACATTATTCTTACCTGTCGTAGCCTATGCCTTCAACGGTACACCAAATGCGCTTAGAAACGCTGTAAGACGTGTTGCAGAGCATATTGCACGTCATCGTACTGCTGATTTGTGGAAAGAGATGCGTGGTAAAAAACGTGACCCACTAGGTCGTATTTATCGTGCTGTAATTGAACCTATCTGCTACGTTGTTGGTAAAGTAAAGGGAGCATAGTATGGATCCGGTCACAATGGCGATGGTAGGAGCTGCCGTAGGTGGTGGTGGCTCTCTACTTAGCGGTAAAAGTTTAGGCAAATCACTTAAAAATGCAGCACTCGGTGCTACTCTAGGTTACGGTGGTGGTACTTTACTAGGTACTGGTGCTGCTGCCGGTGCAGGTGGTGGTGTTGCTACTGGAGCTACTGGTGCTGCTGGTACTGGATTATCTCAAGGTGCTGGTGGATTGCTTGGTGCAACAGGGGCTGCTGGATCTGGCGCAAGTTTAGCAGTTCCTACAATTGCTGAAGGTGCTGTGGCAGGAAATATGATGCCAGCATTTGAAGCTCCTCTTGGAATGTTTAATAATGCTAGTATGTTAACAGGCGAACAACTAGCTACCTCTCCATTGCTATCATCAACTGTTGCATCATCTGCCCCATCTATGTTTACTAATGCTGTAGGAGCTGGTGGATTGAGTGCATTAAATTCTGGAGTAGCAGCACCAGCAACTTTTGATACTATGTTTGCCGGTGCTAAAGACTTTGCTACCAAATATGGAACGATTAATAACCTTAAAGGCGCACAAATGGTAGCAAATCAATTTCAACCTACACCAATGCAAGCAGCACCAAGTGGTAGCATTAAAGTAGGGCAAGCACCTACAGGTGATATATATGATGCATTGCGACAAGCTGGCTATACCATGCCTAAACGCAGAGAAACAAATTTTAGCTTGATAGGATAAATTATGGCAAACGGATTATTAGATTATTTAAGTGGCTTTGGTTCAACACCACCAGAGTATTTGGGCGGTTTGCTCGGTCAAGAAGCTGTAGACAAGTTAAAAGGTCGTGCAGCTACTACAGGTATTGCTAACGCTGTATTAGGCTACTTAGCAGCACCTAAGAATCAAAACTTAGGTCTTGGTCGCATTATAGGTCAGTCGCTACAAGCAGGTATGACAGGCGCACAAGGTGTCTATGATAATGCAATACAAGACTATCAAACTAAAGCCAAAATTGACGAAATGAATCGTCAAAAAGCAATAGCTGACAGAGATCTAGCACGTCAAACACAAATTGAGGAATTGACTCCACAATTATTCAAAACAAATCCTGCTCAATATAAAGAAACTCCAACAGGAATGTATGTACCACAAGCTCCAGTAGCCGGTGCAGTAGCCCCTAACTTTAGTCAGCAGTATGTTGAAGGCGCACCAATGCGTGAGTTGATCTCACCAGAAACACGAACAGTAGATACAGAAGTATTGCAAAAAATTGCTGCGCTATCTAAAAATCCAATGGAAACTTTAACAGCACAGGCTGATTTAATACCTAAATTGCGTAAGGCTGGCTTAGTTCAAACTACAGGACAACAAGACAATCCATTTGAGATGTTTGTTACTGGCGCACAAAGTCCTACAGTCCGTAACCTTGCTAATCAATACAGCAAATCATACATGAATAATCTAATTGATCAAGAAACTGCTGACAAACGTATTCTTGAACTAGGTAAAATGGATGAGCTTTATGCCAATAAAGAAACAACAGCAGCAGATAGAGCAGCGCAATTAAAATTATCAAATGATTTAAATGAGCGTCAATTCCAATTACAACAACAACTTGCTAATAATACTATTAGTCAGCAAGAATATAATAGACAAATGCGAGAAGATGCTGCTGCTGCTAAATTCCAAAAAGTATTGCCACCTATGGCAATGAAGTTGGAAGGCGAAGATTTAGAAAAAGCATATGCTGCAACTACAATATCTAAAGACATAGACTCACAAGTAAATTCTATTATAAGCAATGGTGTAAACTTTAATTTTGCTAATAATGCAAGGTTAGCAATAAAAGCTGCAACTGGTTCTACAGACCCAGAAACCTTGGCATACCAAGATTACAAAAACTTTGTAACTAAAATTACTAACGAATCATTAAGATTAAATAATGGTACTCAAACTGAAGGGGATGCAAAACGTGCTGTTTTAGAGCTTGGATCTGCAACAAGTCCACAGGCTGTTGTTCGTGCTTTAGAAAAGTTACGTGATTTAAATGCTAGAAAAGTTTCTGATGCTAATTCTTTAATTGGTGCAAGACGTAGATCTAGTGGTCTTACCGAAGACAAAGGTTATTCTTCACCAGAGATTATTCCAGTCCCACAATACGCTCCAACAGTTTTTGGAAAAAATGATGCAGTATTTAAAGCATTACCTATTGGTGCAACATTTAGAGATGGTGCTAACGGTAAAATCAAAGTAAAAAATAAATAAGGATAGATTATGAGCGATTTTGACGATTACCCAGACTCACCAGATCCAAGTATTAAAAAACTTGGTAATGGACTGTATGGTGTTGATGTGCCTACTGTAAGTGTTTCAGCTAAACGTCTGACTCAAGAGGAAATTGATGCCAATACTCCAGAAGACGTAACTTATAATGCTGGTGCTGAAGGTGCTAGGGCTTTGCTTGGGCAAGGTCTTGGAATGGGCTTTGGCGAAGAGATAGAGGCAGGTGTTCGTGCGCCATTTAGTGACGAGTCATATAAAGAAATACGTGATCGCCTAAGAGCGCAACAATCTCAATTTGGATCAGATTATCCAGTTACTCGCACAGGTTTAGAAATTGCTGGTGGTTTAGCTATGCCAGTAGGGATGGTAGGATTAGGTGCTAAAGGTGCAATGTCTGCCGGTAAATCTATTCTTGGTACAGTTGGTCGTGGATCATTAACTGGTGCTGGTGCAGGTGCTGTATCTGGTGCAGGTACTGCTAAAGAACTAGAAGACGTACCATCTAATATGCTTAGTTCTGGAATACTTGGCGGTGCTGTAGGTGGTGCAGCTCCAACTGCAATTAATCTAACCGGCAAACTTGTCCGCAATGTTGTTGATGGTCTTGGTTACTCAAATGCTACAAAAGTAGCTAGCAGAAAACTAGCAGACATACTTGATAAAGAAAACTTAACACCAGACGATGCACAAGCAATACTTGAAGAATACCGCAGACTAGGTTTGCCATCTCCAGTATTAGCTGACTTGGGTGATAATTTACGCAACTTAGGATTTGCTGCTTATGCCGTGCCAAACAAAGGTAAGACTGCTACAAGCAAATTCCTAGATGAACGTCAAACACAATTAGCAGACAGACTTGTAAAAGGTCTTGAGCAAAAATCTGGCATTCAATCTGGTGGTAAATTTGGCTTTGATTACATAGATGACTTAGGTAAGTCACAACAAAAGGCAGCACAAACTGCTTACCCTAAAGCATACAGCATAGACATTAATGCCGTGCCATTTAGAAAGTATATAGGCAGAGATGTATTTAAAGATGCCTACGAAAATGCTGTTAGATTAAATAACTTAGAGGCAGGTAATGTAGGGTACATGAAATTGCCAGAACTAGAGCAATTGCGTAATGCTCAGTTTATCAATACAAAAGTATTACACGAAATTAAAAAAGGGTTAGATGCAGTAATTGAAAAAGAAACCGATACCATAACTGGTAAAATGACTGGCTACGGCAGCAATGTTGCAAAAGTCAAAACTGAGTTTAAAAACCTTATTAAATACTACAATAAAGACTACGCTGCTGCTAACGCTAAGTTTGCTGAGTCTGCTGGATTGCAATCATCCTATAAAAAAGGATTGGATTACATGAAAATGGATGTCAAAGAGTTAGAGTCTAAACTTAAAAAAATGAAGCCGGCAGAGAAAGAGGCTTTTAGGGTAGGTATGTTATCTCAGATTAAAGACAACCTATCCAAATTTAAAGGTGTAGATTTCACTAACTCAGTATTTAAATCACAACGTCAACAAGAGGCATTGCGCTTCGCATTTGATTCCCCTGCTAAATATAAAGAGTTTGCAGATCAAGTAAAAGCCCAAGCTGAATTAATGAAGACATATAACCGTGTCCGTGGTGGATCTAAAACAACTGAAACAAGCATTGCTGTGCAAGATGCTGGAATGGCAAGCGATGTTTTACCTATGGTACAAAATGCTGCTACCGGCAATATATTAGGTTTGGCTGCTAATGTTGCACGTAGTGGTTTATCTAGGGCAGGTGGACTATCACCAGAGAGCGCAGTAAGGGTTCAAAGTGCCTTATTTAATCCTAATCCTAGATCACAAAATGCTTTGTTTGATTTAATGAACAGGAACGCAGCAGCAAATGCTAATCCAAATTTAGTAAAAGAAACTTTACAACAACCAAATACCTATTCATTTGGGCTAGGTAACTTATCAGGGCTACTAGGACAATAATATGACTCCAGAAGAACAAAAAGAACTACACAAAGCAGCATTCAAAGAGGCTATTTCCGAGTGGCTAGATAAACAATTTGCTACGGTTGGTAAGTGGACATTACGTGGCATAACATCAATCGCCCTAGGTATGTTGTTGTATGCCTACGCTGCTGCACATGGCTGGGTAATAAAGTGAAACAAGTCATGATTAATCGCATTGCATTATGCGAGAAGTGTCGGCAAGCATTTATTATCAACGAGCAGGGCGATGAAACTACCTGTGACTCCTGTTTAGCAGAAGACGAGCTAACACATGAACTGCTAGACTCCGGTGACTTGATTGGGATTAATTATGACCGTGCATAAACTATTTGGTATGCAAGACTACTTTGAACACATGGTCGGCAAGACCATAGAAGAGGTAGCTATCTTTGATGGTGAGCTAGTAATATTCTTAGATGATCTATCTGAAGTATGTATCTTTGAAGACGAAGCTGGATTAGCAATGCAGATAAACGAACGACCAGAATTGGATGGATAATGAAGTTATCGGAGCATTTTAATCTCAATGAATTTACCATATCACAGACGGCATACCCAAGCACATGAGCAGAGTTATCACTACTCCCAATAGCACGATTAAGCTCTTTGCAACGATAACCACTAGAAATACGGATAGGACTATTGCCAAGTAAACCACGAACTCGCTCAAGAGTAGCAGCCAACATACGCAGCCTTTCAATAACTGGCTCTGGTGGTGTGTTGTCAATGCCTTTGCGTGTTGCCGTCTGTGATATGGTAAATTCATTGAGATTAAATTGCTCCGATAACTTCATTATCCATCCAATTCTGGTC